AAGGTTTAGTTAGAGATCCAATTCGAGGCGTAATCAGCACCAGCGCACAACGAGAAAGTCCGTCTAGAGTAGGGTATGGTATCAGTACACCTGGCCGCCCTGTGTATGAAGGTGGATTCACTGATGAGCAAATAGCAGATGCGGCAAAAGAAGGATCTCCGGCAAAATTAAAAGTTATCGGTAGACGAGGTGGACACACATTTGTTATGGATGACGGTGACTCATTAGGACGTGACCAATTAGTTAGATTACGAACAGCAACCGGTCATCAAATATTGATGAGTGATGACGGTCAATGTTTATTCATCGTTCACAGTAATGGACAGAGTTGGATTGAGTTGGGCAAAGAAGGTACTATCGACATGTACGCCACTAACTCAGTTAATATTAGAACTCAAGGTGACTTGAATTTACATGCAGACAATAACATAAACATGAATGCAGCCAAAACACTAAACATAAGTGCTGAATCTATTGCGATGACCTCAGAAAAAGAAACAACAATGCGTGTTGGTACTGATTTTAATCAATATACTATTGGTAAGTACACAGTTAAAGTCAATGGCTCTATGTCACAATATTCAGCGAGTGAAGGTTCGTATGCTTCTAAAAGTACAATGTACATCAACGGTGAAAAAATTAACTTGAATACAGGGTCAGCATCAACTGTACCACAAGAAGTAAAGCCATTACCAATAGTTGCACACACTGATACATTGTTTGACAGTGTTAAAGGTTGGGCAGCCGCACCGGGTAAACTATTAAGTATCGTAAGTAGAGCACCTGCTCATGCACCATGGGCTATGGCTGGCCAGGGTGTAGATGTTAAAGTAAACAATAACGCTAGTGCCGCGTTACCGGCCGCACCTGCCCCGGCGCTCGTAGCAACAAACAGTTCAGTAGCGACCACACAAACACCCGGTGTAACATCGGCAGTAGTATCTACAATTCCAAATACAGGACAAATTAGTGCGGCAGTAGATAAAAACACAACAGCGGCCATAATTGGACAATCAGCAGTACTTGCACAAACTGGCATTGCAGCCGACGTTATTAAACAAACTGGTGCCGGCATAGTACAAACAGCACAAGGAGCAGTGGCCGCAATTGGAAAAATGGCTCAATCTCCTGCTCAACTTGAAGCGGCTGGGGTATTAAAACCGGGAGCATCACAACTAGTAGACACTTTAGTTGCCGGAGGAAAAACCATAGAACAATCCATGACAAACAACTTGTTCACGGGTAAGTCTGGTGCAGAAACACTAAATGCATATGTTACTAACCCAGTAGCACAAGTTCAAACTCAAGTTGCAAACCTACAAAAAGCACAAACTCAGTTAACACAGGCAGGTATAATTACCGGAACTGAATCCGGGACACAATTGGGTGGATTATTATTAGCTACAGCAACTGCGGGTATTAGTAATGTTACTAGTTTTGTAAAGAATGCCGCACAAGCCGCAGGACAAGTTGTAACTGGTATTGTAGGTGGAGTTGGAAAAGCAGTAAATGGCTTATTAGGCCCATTACAAAACACATTAAGTGCAGGTAACTTTGCTAGCAATTTAGCATCTACTGTAACAGGTGGATTGAGTTCGATTGCAGGCGCACTTGGCGGTGCTGGCGTTGGCGCACTACAAGGAATTGCCGGATTAGCCAATGCCGCAAAAGGTCTTGCAGCCTCAGCATTCTCAGCAGTAACTAAAGGCTTTGCTACAATAAAATCAGGTATCCCTCAAAATCTAAAAGACATTACAGAAAAAGCTCAAGCGGCAAATGCATTGAATTCAGATAGCCCACCTGCATTTACAACAGATCCTGTTACAGGTGAACAAGTTAGAAACTTTACGCCTGAACAAGAGGCGGCAATGAGAGCAAGCAATGCGTCACTAAACTCAACGTTAACTAACGCAGTTAATAATGGAATTGGTAATCCAATTACAAATACTGTAGCAAATGTAAGTGCTTCTGTTGGATCACTTACTAATGTTGTTTCATCTGTCAATGGATCATCTGTGACTAATTTAGCTAGAACAGCGGCAGAATCAGCATCAACTGCATTAGCATCAGTGGGGGCAATTACGGGAGTGAGCACGGGACTCAATGCAATTGCTGGCGGAGAAAAAGCTATTGCATCGGTAGTAGATAACGCAAAGAATGCACTTAATGCTATCCCTGGAGCTAGTACTGTAACTGGATTAATATCTGGTGCAGGTGCGGCAGTTGCTACTAATTTAGCTAAACTAAAAGACGGATCGGCTACGTTACAGTCACTTGCATCAGCTGGATTACCAGCCGGGGCGGCAGCACAGTTGAATTCAGCAATAAGTTCATTAAGTTCTGGTGGTTCAATTGCTATTCAGTTACCTACGGTAGCGTTCAACACCGTTGATAGAGGAGAATTAACAGCACAGATTACTTCAACGTTAGGTAGTGCAAAGATACCGTTACCTAACTTCTCAGGAAATCCTGCAACTTTAGGGAAGCCGGCGTCAGAAGAATCAATAAACAAATATAACGAAATTAACGATGAATTAAACGCTTTGGTCGATCAAAGATATGCGTTAGACAAATCAGTACGTGATGCAAGATATACGTTAAACCTTGCTAAAACAGACTTGCCAGCTGGGGATCCGGCAATTGGAATTGCAGAACAGACATTAATCCAAACTAAGCAAAAATTAACAGATTTGGACGGTCGTATTACCGCAATAAGACAACGACAAGTTCAGTTAGCCACTGTATCTCCTGGTAACTCGGTTAACAGCACTACAACAGCCGCTAGCTAATATAAATATAATAAGGAACAATCATGGCAACATATAATGGATTCAGTACAATAAACGCTAATAAACCTAGGTCAACTGATCTGACACCTGGTACGGGTGGCGGTTATGGATCTACGACTCAAGCTGTGATACCAGGAAAAAAGTTTAAACTGACCAATGAACAACTAGTACTGCAAGACTTTTTGAATGCGTTGAACATTCAACAAGGACAAAAAGTAGGTCAACCGGGTTACGGAACAACATTGTGGTCTTTTATATTTGAACCTAATACTGCTGATACTCAATTTCAACTGCAAGATGAGATACGCAGAGTAGCCAGTTCTGATCCTAGAATAATTCTTAACTCAGTTAAAGCTTTTCCTAAAGAAAATGGCATATTAATTGAAGTAGAATTAGCGATAGCACCATTCAACAACGCTCAACTATTAAGCGTTTTCTTCAACAATCTAACTAACGTAGCAGCCATACAGTAATCAAAAATCGGTATTTTTATAATGATAAATACTTGAAAGAGATTACTTATGGCTACAAGTTCCCGACAATCAGCAATATTTGGCGTCAATGACTGGAAAGCAATTTACCAGACCTTCCGTGAGGCCGACTTTAAAAGTTACGACTATGAAACTTTGCGTAAAAGCTTCATAGATTATCTACGAGTATACTATCCGGAGACGTTTAATGACTTCATTGAATCTAGTGAGTTCATCGCTCTACTAGACATTATTGCGTTTATGGGTCAAGGTCTAGCGTTCCGCAATGACTTAAATGCACGTGAAAATTTTATTGACACTGCTGAACGTAGAGATAGTGTTATTAAATTAGCCAACTTAGTCAGTTATAACGCTAAACGAAACTTAACTGCACAAGGTTACATCAAAGTAACCAGCATACAAACAACAGAAGATATCACTGATATCAATGGATTTAACTTAAGCAATGTTCCAGTATTATGGAATGATCCAGCAAACTCTAACTGGTTAAATCAATATAACACTATTGTAAATGCTACACTAATCAATACTCAACGTGTAGGTAGACCTGGTAATTCAGCACAACTATTAGGTATAAAAACTGACGAGTACACAATCAATATTCCCGGTGGTAACTTACCAGTAGTTCCGTTCTCATCAGTAGTTGATAATCAAACAATGAATTTTGAACTGGTAAGCGTTACAAGTTTGGATGAAGATTATGTATATGAAATTCCACCTGCACCAACAGGTAAAATGAATATGGTATATCGTAACGACAGATTAGGTTACGGTAGCCCAAACACAGGTTTCTTCTTTTACTTCAAACAAGGAAGACTACAGAATTATGATTTCAACCTACAGCAACAAATTAGCAATCAAGTTGTAGACATTAGTGATATTCAAGGTGTTAACAATACAGATACTTGGTTGTTTCAATTGAGTACAGACAACACTAGTATAGTAACAAGAACACTATGGAAAGAAGTAGAGAATGTGTATGCCGATGCATATCTACAAACAGAAACTAGTGCTAAGAAAATCTTCTCGGTCGTGTCACGTTATAACGACCAAGTAAGTTACAGTTTTGGTGACGGAGTATTTTCTGAGATTCCAGTTGGTACATTTAGATCATATGTTCGTGCAGGTAATGCATTGACATATACTATTGACCCAACTGAAATGCAAGGTCTAAGTGTCACAATTAATTATATTAGTCGAGCAGGACGAACAGAAGCACTTACATTAGGATTAGAATTACAACTACCTGTATCAAACGCACAAGCAAGAGAAACACTAGCAAATATTAAACAACGAGCCCCTGCCCGCTATTATACACAGAACAGAATGGTTAATGGGGAAGATTACAACAACTTCCCATACACATTATATAATTCAATTATTAAAAGCAAAGCAATTAACCGTAGTTCAATTGGTGTGTCAAAAAATTTAGATTTATTAGACCCAACCGGAAAATACTCCAGCACTAATTCATTTGCAAATGACGGCGCAATATACCAAAATAGTAACAATGGTAATTTGGGATTAACCATCTCTACCACCGGTGACATTATTACGTTTTTAACAACTACTTTGGCCGCTGAACTTGCAGACAATAGAGCAAGACAATATTACTTACAAAACTTTACACGATATAATGTTAACAGTACGACAGGTGATGGTACTGTTTATTGGAAAGAATCTACTGTTGATGCTAATAGTGTTACTGGATATTTTTATAATTTAAGTGGTAGTGATGAAGTAGCTATTCCAATTGGCACATATTCAACATATAGCATGAAATATGCCACTAAAGGTGCTATGTTAAAACTTACTGCACCGGCTGGGTATTACTTTGATAGTAATAATCGTTTGGTAGCAGGTATTGCTGGTTCAAGTAACCCTACATATATTTGGACTACTGTACTTAATGTTATCGGTGATGGTTATAATAATGGTGAAGGTCAATTTAGTAATGGAACTGGTCCGGTCACATTAAATGCATATGTTCCTGAAGGTGTAATAGTAACACAAATCATACCTGCATTTGATAATTCATTGCCAGCACTAGTGATACAAGAATGTATTACTAGAATGGAATTGAATCAAGACTTCTCATTAGTTTTCAACAATTCATTACTTGTGTCACAAGATAGATGGAGTGTAGAAGCATATGATGCTACTAACTGGTTTGTTAACTTTAATAGCTTAGGTAACAATGTTTATCAAATAGCCTACAGAAGTTTACAATATTACTTTGGAAGCGTAGCAGATACCCGTTTCAATTTTGAAACAGGTAAATTAGTATATGACCCCTTTACAGGTAAAGTATTGCAAGACTATGTAAAAGTGCTTGCTACAAATACACAATACAATTCTAACTATCCATTAAGTAAACCAGTGCAAATAAGTATACTAGGGCAGACAGTTGAGAGTGATGGTTATATCAACGACTTTGAAGTAGAAGTAGCTAGTATTGATGTTAACGATAGA